TGAGCAGGAAACCCGCCCCCATGTAGCGCACGCGCTGAAGCCCGCTCGCGTCCGGCAACTCGCCAGCCGCGACATTGCAAACCCAAGCAAGCTCCGGCTGCTTCTTCGGGTAGAAGCCGCCGACAATATCCACGTCATGCGAAAGAAGTCTTGCCACGTCCTGCGGAAAGAACGTCATGTCTGAATCAATAAACAGCAGGTGCGTTGCGTCCGATTTTAGGAACGCGGCTGAGAGCGTGTTTCGCGCACGGCTAACCAACGAGTCTCCAAGAACCTCGTGACTGACAATCTCGCAAGGCGGATTCTTTAGCAGCTCGCGGCAGCAATGCTCCCATTGGCGCTTGTAGCCGTTATCAATCGGCATTCCAAAATAGATTTTAGGCATTGGTAGTTATGTAGCGCGCTTTGCCTGTCCTTACAAATACAAAACCCCGGCCCGATTTCTCAGGCCGGGGCTGAAGCAACCCATGAAGAAATGGATTTAGAAAACGATCTGCGCCGTCAGGTTGTTGTCAGCAGCGTTTCCGCCGTTGGCTTCACCCGTAGCCGAAACGCGCACGTAGCGGCGAGTGCCGGGAGGCAGGGCAACATTCGTCACGCTGGAAGGGTAGTTGGCCGCATTGCCCGCAATCACCGTAGCGCCGAGAGTGGCGATGTTGGCGAACGTGGAGTTGTCTGCGCTGTCCTGAACAGAAAGCGTGATGTTCTTGGAGTTAGCCCCGGTCGATTGGCCGGTGATAACTTTCAGCATCACTTTTTCGGTCGCAGGGTAAAGCTGCGTAACCCCAAGGTCGATGCCGTTGGTATTGACGGTGTTTGCCGCGTTCGGAAGCGCCGTGTTCGACGTGAGAAGAACTGCGTCTTGAATTGCGCGAAGTTGTTTAGCCATAATTATTCGTTATTCGGGATGGAGTCAGTGAGGATGATTTCGCAGCCGTTCGATTCCTTCGGCTCAGGCGCGAACTGGAGAATGCCGCTGTCGGTCTTCGATGCCGAAACAGTAGAGCGCGACTTCTGCAACTGGAGGCAGGTAACGGTGTTCGCGAGGATCTTGATCTTGTTGCGTTGGTTGCGCATCGCGATCGGGAATTTGCTCAGCGCTTCAGCAATCAGGAGGTCGGTAAGACCTTTGCCGCTCGCAGTCGTGAGGTTCTTGATGCGGACAACGGTGCGGGAGTGACCGAACGCGAGGCCGAGCCAGCCTTTCACGTTGTTGACCCAAGCCATCTGCTTCTTGCCGCCGACCGCAGCCGTAACCTGCTGCTTCATCCAGTCGCCGATGTCGAGGCCGCTGTTGTTTCCGAAAATCCAGTGAACGCCCTTGATGTCGTTGAATACGAGATACACGCTCGAAGCGCTGCCAGTGGAGCCGGTGGCGTCAACTTCGCAGTTGGTCGAGTCGTAAAGGCTCTTGATGCCAGCGAATCCCTTGGCGTCGGCGGTCGTGCCGCGATAGAACTGATCGCCGACTTGAATCACCTTCTGCTCAAGAGCGTCGGAAGCCTGTTCTGCGAGGATGTCTTCAGCGCTCCGGCCTTCAGCCGCGCCCGAAGAAATCAGCGCCTCGTCAACTTGAAGCTGGCCGTCGAGATAGAAGCACTCGGCAAGCACCTGATCGTAAGTGCTGGAACCGATGTCCGCGCCTTCGTTGACGCGCCGGAAGGCATCGCCGCCCGAATGCGGAAGCACAGTGCGCTTCGCCGCTTTGTAAGTGATGCCAGAAATCGGGCGACCACTCAGAGCGCGAAGCTCAGGAGCGACGGTGTTGATTTCATCAATGATTCCAACGGCCTGGTCGTTGCCAGACAGCTTGGTCATTTCGAGGAGGGTGAGGAACTTGTCAGCCATAGTGTTTGGTTATTTGGAGAATTGAGCTTTGATTGCGGCGGCGACACGTTCGCGGCCCTTGAGATGCGAGAAGTCTTTCTTGTCTTCGGCGGATGGGATTTCCTTCACTTCGCCGCCGACCGGCTCGTGGCCAGCCTTGGCGAGTTCCGCTGTTATCTTGGCGTTCGCCTGCGCGGTGACTTCCTTCAAAGAGTTCTGCGCGTTTTCGAGGTCGGTTTTGAGTTTGGAGTTGTCCTCGTTAAGCGCAGAAAGTTTGGCAACCTCGGCTTCCAGCTTGGCCTTGTAGCCTTCGACTTCCGACTTGAGGTTTTCGACTTCGGCGACCTTGGCCGTGAAGTCTGCGAAATTCTTTTGTGCCTGCGCTTGCGCGATAGTCAGGGACTCGCGGGCGGTCGTTAGTTCGGCGGAAAGGGCGGTGGCGTCCATTGCCTCGCGTGGCGTGTCAACCAATGCCACAGGCACGCGGCTGAAATTCTTCATGGCGTCGAACTTCGCGGCCATAGCTATTCCGTCCGTGATCTCATCAATCAGCCCGTTCTCCTTCGCCTCATCGGCGGTGAACCATGTTTCTGCGTCCATCCATTCCTCAATCTCTTCGGCAGACTTGCCGGACTTTGCCGCATAGATATTCACTAGCCCGTCCTTCATCTTGTCGAGAAGTTCGGCGGCTTTCCGCATATCATCCGCGCCTCCCATCATCCCGCCGCTCGGGTTGTGAATCATCAGGAAGCCATTCGCCGCCATCTTCACGGGAGCGCCAGCCATCGCAATAACGCTCGCCATGCTCGCGGCGAGCCCGTCAATCTGAACCGTTACGCCGCCGTTATGGCGCTTAAGAGCGTTGAAAATTGCGTGCCCGTCGAGAACAGACCCACCCGGCGAATGCACGCGGACGGTAAGCGCCTTTCCGCTGTAGGCGCGGAGTTCGCGCACGAAGGAAGCCGCGTCGATTCCCCATCCGCCAATTTCATCGTAAATGAAGACTTCGGCGGAATCGTCTGCGGTGTTCTTGAAATCATACCAGCGGTTAGCGGTCACGCACTCGCGGACGTGTCAACGCCACCGGCAATCTGCTCCTGCGATTGGTCGTTCGGCGTGAGCATCTGCATTTGTCTCGGGTCAATCTTCACGCCGCGAGCTTTCGCCACTTCCTCCATTGCCTCGATCATGTCGGCGACTTCGTTAGCGCGGGAAATGAAGTGATCCTTTACCGTGCCTTTCATGCCTGCCTTGGCGAGGTAGTCGCGAGTCAACCCCCATCCGAGGTGGTAGGCTTCGCGCTCTTCCTTGCCGTCACGCCCCTTATCGACGCTAAACTCTGCGGGCTTGCTGAATCCCCACGCGAGAAAGCCTCCGATGTCCTCGCCCGTGTAAGGCGGCAGAATGCCGAGCTTGATCGCCTTGGAAATTGCATAGCCGACCTTGCGCTTGGCGACTGGCTCCAAAAGGTCTTGGCGATCCTTAATTGAAGCGCGGGCTTTCTCCACTTCCGAACGCTCGGCGGTGCCGTTGCTGCTCTCGCCCTTCCAGCATAGACCGTAGGGCCAATTCATGCCGATAAGCGCCATGCGGATAGCTCGGTCTTGGAGGCTCGTCCACTGCTCGCCTGGGCGGTCGCTGGAAGTAAAGTCAACCTTGCTGCCGCCGCCCGCTTTGTAGCGGAGAATGGTCCCGCCTTCCAGCTTCTCAAGCGTCGCAGCACTCGCCGCCGTCGATTCGCGGCCAAGGTTCGCGGGATCGTCTTCGGGAAGCCCGCCGCTCTCGTTCCATTCCGTCATCAGAATGCGCGAGGCATTCAACTGGCTCATGTGCTCCCATGCGTGGCTTTGCAGGTTGTCGCGCAGAAAATTGATTGAACCGCTGAAAGCCGGGAAGCCTAGCACTTGGTCTGCCCACTCGGGGTCAAACTTGACGATAAGGTCGCGGGCGGAAATATCCTGATCCTCGGCAACGGTTGAGCCAAGCACGCGATAAGCGACCGGGCGTCCGGCCTTGTTCATTATCACGCCGTTTTCGATTCGCAGTCCCTTGTAAGTCCCGCCCGCAATAATACCCTCGCGGTTCCGAACGCCGATGCGGTGAATACCGATCATCTGAATTTGCGGATACCCGTCTGCGGTTTCGGTCAGAAGGATTGCCGCGTTGCCGTCGCGGTCGATGCACTGCGAGGAAAGAAAGAGGTCCGTCTTAAAATCGTAGTTCTCCCCGCGCACGTCGCACACGGGATACCATTCGTTCATTAGCCAAGCCGTCGCCTTCTCGCCCCATGCCTTATCCGCTCCGCGAAACTCCGGCTCCCAAGCGCGCCCGATAGCGTGCATTGCCTTCTGGCTGGTCGCGCCTTTCAGAACGTCATAATTCGCCCACAGTCGGCGAGACGCGGAAAGCATCGTGCGCCAATCCTCATACGATACCGACTTGTGAATCGCATCCGTCGCCGTAGTCCATGAAGGGCGGTCGTTGTTCTGCCGCGTGGCGTCGATGAGTTGAACGCCGCGAGACGTAACCGGGTAGCCGTAGGGGTCGAGAATATTGCCCGCCATGTTATGCGAAGTAGGCTTTCGTCCGCGTGGCCTTCCGAGCAGCGAGGTAGGCATCAAGCGTCCCGTCCGCTACCTTCTCGTCGTAAATGATAGCCGCCTCATCCAGCGCCGCGATAAGCGAAGCGATGTCCGTCCCCGGCTGAATCGTGTAGCTAAAGCTTTTCCCGTTGAGCGTCGAACTGGTCAGCGCCTTGCCGCCGTTGACAAACAACTGGTCTATCAGGCGGTTGCTCACCTCGCGCAACCCGCCCGCCCCGCCCGCATCTTTCGCGCGGCGAACAAAGGCTTTGATGATTGCAGAGGCGTCCATTGCCTCCGCTGGCGTGTCAACGTCTCCGGTTGACGACTAGGCTACTTCCGCTGCCTCTTCTGCGGGCTCGTCAATGTGTTCCTCGGTTGGTGTTTCCGATGCGTCCGCTGTTTCGTGAATGACTAGCCCCTTGATGAGCGCGAACACTACGCCCATGCCCTCGGTATCAATCGCGTGGTTATGACGACGCGTTTTTACAAAGCGCCGAGATACCGCCTTGGTGACTTTGTTAATCACGTCCCGCTTTACCTCAGAC